GAATGTTATACCTACAGGATCGCAAACAAACTTTACAACTGGATCTGTTACATTTAAATTTATATATTCTGTTACAGGATCAGGTGTAGATTTATCTACAGGTACAGTTACCACATCTGCAGGTGCAAATATCTTACCTACTGGATCAAGAATTAATACAGATACAGGTGATGTAACAATTGTTGCAGATGCAAATGTTTCTGTAAATGGAGATGCAGTAGAAATTGCAGTTGGTAATGTAACCACAAAAGCAAATGCTACTGTTACCGTTACAACAAACAGACAAAATTTATCAACTGGAACAGTTACAGTTACTGCAGCTGCAACCGTATTACCATTAGGTAATGGATTTGATGTAGGTACATCAACAGTTAATATTAGACAATGGGATGGTATTGTACCAGGTGCAAGTCAAACTTGGGTCCCAATTCAAACAAGTAGAGGATCATAATGTTTTTTGGAGGTAGTTCATTTGCTAGTTCACCATTCGGCGATCCAGGTGGAGTAAGTATTGCTTTTGCCGTTAATGGAGTAGGTTTAAATATTGCAAGTGAAGGTCAAGGTATTTTATTTTCTGCATTTAACCAAGCACAACTTTCAACTGCACAATCTAAATTTGGTGTATCTTCTTTATTATTAGATGGCACAAATGATTACGTAGAGTCTACTTCAGATGTAGATTTAAGTTCAGGTGATTTCACAATTGATGTTTGGATCAGGCCAAACAGTGTAACAGGTTACAAAGGTATTTGGCAATCAGGAACAAGTACAACAGAACAATCATACCTATTAGGTAGCACAGTTTATTGGACTGTAAATCCATCAACAATTATTACTACTGCAGTCACTGTTAATGCAAATGAATGGACTATGTTATCTTATGAAAGACAAGGAAACACTCACAGAATATATAAAAACGGAACTTTAGCAGATACAGCTACCACAGCTAATAAACAAGATAGTGGTCCATTTAGTATTGGTGAAAATGGTTTTGGTGATTTCAATGGTTATATTGATGAGTTAAGAGTTTCAACTGTTGCAAGATATACAGGATCAAGTTTTACAGAACCAACTAGTGCATTTACTCCAGATGCCTTAACAAGTGTATTACTTCATTTTGATGGAGCAAATGGTTCAACTACTATTACAAACTCTGCATTTAGTGGTACAGTTGTTATTGGAAAAGCAAGAATATTACCAGACGGTAGTGGCTATGAAGTTACTATTGGAAATATTACAGTTAAGATAGGTAAAACAGTTATTATATCAGGTAATCAAATAAACCTTGCAACAGACACAGTAGATGTGATATCATGGAACCCAATAATTCCAGGTGCAACTGGTGTATGGATTCCAATAGATCCAGATAACCCATAGGAGAAAAATGGCTAGTACGTATTCGAGTGATTTAAAATTAGAGTTAATGACCACAGGTGAAAAGTCTGGTACTTGGGGTACTATTACTAACACCAACTTACAACAATTAGAACAAGCAGTATCAGGATACATTGCAATAGATGTTGGCTCAGCAGATGTAGCATTAGCTTTATCTAATGGTGCAGTATCCAATGGTAAAAATTTATACTTTAAACTTACAGGAACTTTAACAGCAAATAGAACGGTGACGATGCCAGACTCTGCTGAGAGAGTTTTTATCGTTGAAGATGCAACAGATAGATCTGCATCTTTATTTAGTTTAACCGTTAAAACAGTTTCAGGAACAGGTGTTGCAATACCTGTAGCATCAACAAATTTATTATATTCAGATGGAACTAATATTTCTTTAGGTATTAGACATAAAGGATACATTACACCTGGAGCAACTTATACAACAGTCAATGGTGATCAAGTTTTAGTAGATACATCAGGAGGTGGTATTGGTGCACCAGTTACAATTAATTTACCAGCATCTCCATCAGTTGGTGATGAAGTCCATTTCATAGATAGTGGTAATAACCTTGCATCAAACAATTTAACAATAGGTAGAAATAGTTCTAATATTTTAGGATCTGCTTCTGATTTAGTGGTATCTACAAACTCAGCAGCATTTACACTGGTCTATGTTAATGCAACAAGAGGCTGGATCTACAAAGATAACATATAGGAGCTAACAGATGGCTCTACTTGATTTTTCATTCTATCCAGGAATAGATAAACAAAACACGTCTGTTGGCGCTGAACAACGTTGGGTTGATTGTGACAACGTAAGATTTAGATATATGTTGCCAGAAAAAGTTGGTGGCTGGGCATCACTTGTTACAGACACAATTGTTGGAGTTGCAAGACGTGAGTTTGCTTTCGTTGATTTAGCTGGAAATAGATATGTAGCAATTGGTACAGATAAATTTTTACTTATTTATTTTGAAGGTCAACTATATGACATTACACCATTAAAAGCGACTCTTTCATCGGCAACGATTGCAACAACAGATACTTCAGCTGTTTGTTCAATTACAACAGGATCTAATCATAATTTATCAGCGGGTGATATCGTATTAATTGATAACGTAACTTTACCGGGAGGAACTGGTTATGCAGATTCTGATTTTGAAAACAAATTATTTCAAGTAACTTCTATTACATCAGCAACAGTATTTACCATTACACAAAGTACAGCTGCAACAGGAACAGTTGCAACTGGTGGAAGTATAGATGTTAAACCTTATGAACAAGTGGGTCCTGCAGCGCAATCTTATGGTTATGGTTGGGGTACAGATACTTGGGGTAATGGTGGTTGGGGAGATGCTTCATCTGCAACCGATGTATCACTTGAACCAGGTTTATGGTCATTAAGTAATTTTGGACAAGTTCTTGTTGCAACGATTGCAAATGGTAAAACATTTACATGGAATTCTGGAGATGCATCAAGATTAACAACAAGAGCATCAACAACTACATCAGGATTTGAAACAACAAACAACCCAACAGCAACAAGAGTCACGTTAGTATCTCCTACAACTAGACACTTAATTCATTTAGGAACAGAAACAACTATTGGAGATACATCAACTCAAGATGATATGTTTATAAGATTTTCGGATCAAGAAGATATTAATGATTACACACCTACCGCAATTAATTCTGCAGGTACACAAAGATTACAAGATGGAACAAAAATTATTGGTTCTTTAAAAGCAAAAGAAACAATTCTAATTTGGACTGATAATGCACTATACACAATGAAATTTATAGGTGCACCTTTTACATTTGGTTTTGAACAAGTTGGTACAAACTGTGGATTGATTGGTAAAAACGCAGCTGTAGAAATTGATGGAGTTGCATTTTGGATGAGCTCAAAAGGTTTCTTTATGTTTGATGGTACAGTTAAATCTTTACCATGTAGTGTTGAAGATTTTGTTTATGATAATATTGATACAACAAAAGGTCAACAAGTTGCAGCTGGATTAAATAATTTGTTTACTGAAGTTATTTGGTATTATCCATCTTCAGGTCAAGATTATAATGATGCATATGTAGTTCATAACTATGGTGAAAGTTCATCACAAATTCCTGTTTGGTATACTGGAACAGAAGCAAGAACAACTTGGATTGATGCAACTATCTATCCAAAACCTTTTGCGACTAAATTTAATTCATCTAACACAGGAAGTTTTCCTGTAATTGTTGGGGAATCAGGATTAGGCCAAACAGTATTATTTGAACATGAAGTTGGAACTGATCAAGTTAACTCTGATGGTACAACAACCGCAGTAACTTCATTTATTAAATCTTTTGATTTTGATTTAGATATACAAGGAACTGCAGGAGAATTCTTTTTAGCTATGAGAAGATTTGTACCTGATTTTAAAAATTTACAAGGTAATGCTAAAGTTACTTTAGCCATTAAAAGATATCCTCAAGATTCAGATTCAGTAACAAGTCTAAGTCCATTTACTATTACATCAACAACAGAGAAAAAAGATACTCGTGCAAGAGGAAGATTTTGTAATATTAAAATTGAAAATGATGCTATTAGTGAAAATTGGAGATTTGGTACATTAAGATTAGATTTACAAATAGACGGTAGAAGATAATGGCAAAAATTAATGTAAGATTACCTGAACCAAAACAAGACTATGATGTGTCTAACCAAAAACAAATTAATAGAGCAATTACATTAATGAAAGAACAATTAAACTCTACTTTCTTAAATGAATTAAAAGAAGAAACAGAAAGATTTACTTGGTTTAAATCTTCAGGAAGCAATACTTAATGGCAAACATATATAAAAACGCACAATTTGATTTAACAACTACAAATGCAACAGATATTTATACTGTTCCATCAGACTCAAGAGCAATTGTACAAAATATACATATGGCTAATATTGGAGTAGGAAATGTTGTAGTGCATGCACATATCTACGATAGTTCTGTAAGCACACAGTTTACTTTTGCAAAACACACAATTGCAGCAAATAATTCACAGTCTGTATCAGATGGATCTATTATTTTAGAAGAAAACGACGTATTACGAGTTCAAGCAGATAGTGCTAATGATATAGAAGGAACTGTTGCAATATTAGAAATCATTTTCTTCTCTGCAAGCTCACTAATATAGCCATCATCGTTAATAGTAACATAGCTGTGAATCGGCTTATCATGATCAGGAATAAAAGTTAAGATTGTTCCTTCTGCATTGTCCTGCTCAAAGAAATGCGATTTATCCCAAGACATAAGCTGGTCGCAGTTTGCAACTAGAAATCCACTATCGCTCTCAGGATCAATCGCTTCTAATACCGTGCATGCAGCACCTTCGGTCGTAGCTTCTAATACGTGTACTGTAGCATTCGGAGAAGCTTCTTTGATTAATTCGTCAATAGAGTATTGATCGATGTGTTGCCGTCGAACAATAACATGAATATCTGTACCATACTCGATATTTTCTAGTACCCTGATAAACATAGGCTTACCTTTAATATCAATCAGCGGCTTAGGCAGATCATATCCTGCATCAATAAATCTCTGGCCGTTACCAGCCATCGGTAAAATAATTTTCATTAATCTAAGCTCTTTCTCATTTCATATACTTTTTCATAAATGCTTTCGCCGGTGTGCAGCCAACCTCCGATATTGGCCATCCAGTTATCACCAATTCGATCTTTAATTTCTAGAGCAAGTACCGGATTCATACCGCAGCTAAGAGCTGCAACCCTATCATTATCGGTACACAGTGAAATTGCTTCTAGCGTTTCATCTTCAGATTCACCTTCTGGGTAATATCCACCAAGCATACCCACATGCATAGTATCGATTCCTGCCATGATTCCTAATTTAACTAGTACCGGCCAGGAGATAGAGAATTTGTTATCCGGGTCAGTAAGGATACGAATCCCAGAACGCTGATAGTGGGTAATTAAGCCTTTATCGTTACTAGAAGTATAGGCA